ACTAACCAATTTTTATAATTAGAATATAAATTTATAATAATCATAAATAAACCATATGATATAAATCCGGAAATTGCAAATACATTATGCATTTTTAAATTCTCATTTTCTGATATTGATCCCACCAAACCAAAACACATAGAACTAAAAATACCAATAAACATAAGTAAATTTTCATATTTTTTTTCAACTTTTATAAATTTAGAAATTAAAACATTACTTAGTCCCGTCCCACAATTTATAAATGAAATAACTCCAAATCTCGAAATATAATTTTCTGGTGGATAAACAAAACAATCAGAAATCATTGGTATCCATGAGTCTACATGATTATAATATTGCGCAAAACCATAACATATTAATATTATAACAATACATAACGTTGTGTTAATATAAATAATATTTTTTGCATTTAATTTAATTAAATAATTATTCATAATATATTATGAATTTAATTAAATTCTTTATTTACATGGGATATAAAAAAACCCGCATTTATTAAAAAAATGATTTCCATGGTGGTGACGCAAGCATACCTTCACCCAAACCGAATAAATATCTACACAATAAATACGCAAAAAAACTGATAATCATTGAAATTATGGCAGTTGTAACTACTTTTTGTGTTTCAGATGTAAACATTTTCTTTCTGCGATCTAATTGTGTACGGACTTCAATAGTTAAAGCCGTGATAATTCCTAACAAAATAGAATTTAAAGTAAATGCCCTGAGAATTGTCGTTGGGCGCAAATCGACTACGGGTTTATAAACCATGTTCTTTTTTACTATTACTAAATTTTAATATTTTTTTTTATTCAAAATATTAAAATTTGTTTTGTTTTTTTTTATATATTTTTTTTCATAGAAACATGAAACGTTTAATTGGAGAAGGCTAAGCCACCCATACCTGACTGGATGCGCAGAACGTTGTAGTTGGTGGCGAACATGTTGAGGGTCTCGCAGTTACCGGTGCCGGTCTTGAGCGCAACTTGGACCTGGGCGTTGTCAATACGAGAGAAGTTGCAAGTGCCGGTAGGCTGGTGCTCCTCGGGTTTGAGGGCGAAGGAATAAGAGTAGATACCTGGGTAGGGGCAGCCACTGTGGTGGTTGAAGGACTGGACCTGGTTAAAGTATTTACCGGACTGCTCCTTGAAGCGGTCCTGACCGTTGAGGATGAGTTTGAAGGTATTGAGAGGACCAACGGAGATACCACCGGCGGCATTACCGATCGAACCATCCTCGTTCCATCTGCAGGCAGAGAGACCTGGGGCATACAGTGGGGCCCCGGTACCCTGAGTGATGGGCACGTAGCAGTTAGCGGAGCCGACAACGGTGCCGGTGGGGTCTGAGTCAAGCACAACGTCGCTGACGGCGTTGTTGGAAGTAAAGTTCCAGGCGTGAGCATTTGAAACTGACCCGTTATTGAAGCACCACACCAGCTCTTTGACTGGGTGGTTGTAGGACAGACGGACCTGTTTGGTGCCAGCTTGAGTCACGGTATCGGAACCAGTGTGCTGCACCTGCTCGATAAGGTACTCGTGACCTTTCTGGGCGAAGCGGCGGCGTTCCTCGGTGTCGAGGTAGACATAGTTACCCCACACTTTGAAGGTGGAGCCATCGGTGTACATAGAGAACTCGCTTGACAGGTCAAAGTCGAGACGGACTTCGTGGTACTGCAGGGCGATCAGTGGCAGGTAAAGACCTGGGTTGCGGTTGAAGAAGAACAGCAGAGGCAGGTATACGGTTCCCTCACCGGCGAGGGCGGGGCCGTTGATTGCACAGGTTGTCATCTTGGCGTAAGTGGCTTTCTTGGACTCGTCCATATTAAGCTCGGAGTACAGACGCCACCACAGCTGGTACTGTTTGTCAATGCGCTGACCACCGATGGACAGCTCAATGTCTTTGATGGAACGCTCAGCCAGCCAGCAACCGGAAACACCGTAGGTGTTAGATACTGTTTTAGTGGTGTTAGCTTTAAGTTCGATGTACATGTCACCGATCAGATCACCATTGCGGGCGATGGTCACAGACAGACGACCGCTGTCACCGGCAGAACCGTTGACAGTTTGTTCAATGTTTTCCATGGCAAAGTTGGTGTGACGTTTGTACACCGCTTGGAAGAAAGTTACTTTTGGGTTGCCGGTCAGGTACACGTCCTGGGCACCGTAAGCTACAAGTTGCATAAGACCACCAGCCATTGTTAGATATTTTTATACTATAGGCCAATATTTTATTTTTGAGTTTGGACACACATTTGACCTTGACCTGCGAAAAAACTCGAGTGGTTTTTTCTCTGTAACATTGTATAATAAAATGCCACGAAGACAACAACAAATTGAAGAAATCGTCCCGACTGAGGAAGAGGAAGAAATTCTCAACAGTGAGGATTCTGAAGAAGAAGAAGAGGATATGGATTTTATGGATATGGGTGGTCTACTGAGTTCCCTGTTGACTACGGAAGATGGTGATAATGTCACGACTGCTCTGATGAAAATGTCTCTGATGCTTCAGGAACAGATCAAAACTCAAAATAAAATTTTGGTAAAAATTTTGTCTGCCCTGGAAAGTCACACACCCACAAAATAAAAATAAATTACTTAGAAAAATGTGTCGTTATTAGAATAAGAATAATTAAATATGGAGGAAGTCAAGCATGGCGGCTATGATGCTACGATGGCACTCTCAACCGTTGATATTAAAAATTTATCTGAAGAAGAGGTATTGGAACGTCTTCTTCATTTTGAAGAAGCGTGGCAACTGAATGCAAAAGGTGATAAGAGTGCTCCACAGAGGATCGGTTTCATTCAATACTTTGAACATGGTGAGCTTGATGAAGACGGTTATCCGGTAAACCCAGATATTGAACAGCTTGCTGAAAAGCACCGTATCAAGATATCCAAGCTCGGGACATATTATCATCATGCTCAAGCAAAACTTGATATCATTGATAATGATTCATTAGACATTAATGGCGATGAATTTAAGATTTCCGTAAGAATTAATCGTCTGATTGATATTGTTGATGATGCATATGAGACGGTTTTTCGGTATGTAAGACTGTATGATCGAATTAACCATCCTACATACGCCCCACCTGACCCAGAAAACGATCATTCCAGGTTTTTTCGGTGTACAACTATGGATATTGGAAAAATTGATGGATATCAAGAGCTTCTTTTGGGTCTTCTCAACACAACCTATATTGAAGAATTTCGTCGATACAAGGAGCATTGCTGTAGGCAAATTGAAACAGCTGATGGGTACAAAACAAAAGCTTGGAGGCCAGTTATGTCGATTTCTGACTTTGTATACCATGTAGCACAAAAAGAAAGTCGTTTTGAAGTCTGGAAGAATTTGACATCAAAAGGAAATGCGACCGCGAGTATCAAACATTTAAACGAATGCAAAGATATTCAGTTCCCCCAGATCAAAAAAGATCGTCATACTTGGTCATTTAAAAATGGTCTTTTTAGTGGAAAAGAGTGGTCTAAGGAAAAAGGTGAATACATTTGTCGATTTTACCCTTACGCGCAAAAACAGTTTACGAAACTTGATCCATGCTTGGTTAGTTCCAAATATTTTGATATGAATTTTCAAATGTCTGAAGAAGGCGATGACTGGAGAAAAATTCAAACACCGTTTTTTCAGTCAGTTTTAGACTATCAAGATTTTGAACCAGAAGTATGCAACTGGATGTACGTAATGGGTGGTCGTCTCTGCTTTGATGTAGGAGACATGGATAAATGGCAAATTGTTCCATTTTTGAAGGGTATTGCTCGGTCTGGTAAATCGACTCTTATCACAAAAGTTTTCAAAAAGTTTTATGAATCGGAGGATGTGAAAACTCTATCCAATAATGTCGAAAGAAAGTTTGGTCTCGGAAGTATTTACGATGGTCTGATGTTTATCGCACCAGAAGTAAAAGGTGACCTTTGTTTGGAACAAGCTGAGTTTCAGTCTTTGGTATCTGGTGAAGACATTTCTATCGCAATCAAGCACGAAAAAGCGAAATCTGTTGAGTGGAACACTCCAGGAATTTTGGGAGGAAATGAGGTACCAAACTGGAAAGACAATTCAGGAAGCGTTTTGCGCCGAATGTTGCCTTGGAATTTTGGTAAACAAGTTGAGCAGGCCGATCCACAACTTGATGAAAAACTTGATACCGAATTACCTAATATTCTACTCAAATGCATTCGCGCTTATTTGGAATATTCACAAAAATACAAAAACAAAGATATTTGGAATGTGGTTCCAAAATACTTCAAGACTATTCAGACTCAAGTAGCGATGGTCACAAATACACTTCAGAATTTCTTGGCTTCTGAAAAGGTAAAAATGGGTCCAGATTTGTTTTGTCCACAGAAACTATTCACGAGCGAGTTTTTTCAACATTGTACAGAAAATAATCTTGGTAAACCAAAGTTCAATCCAGATTTTTACGCGGGACCATTCAGTACGCATAAACTCGAAGTGCGGAATGAAGCAGTTACACACCATAATACCGCATATGCGAGGCAACCAGTTATTTATGGAGTTGACTTGGTATCTGATTCAGTTCATACTTTTAGTGGTGATATGTAAATATAATTTTATAGTAATACAGAGCTAACACTGAAAAAACTAGAGAAAATAAAATATAAATAGGATTTTTCATCCAGAATATTGGTACATTAGTGAGTGTATCTCTAATAGTTCCTCCTCCTACTGCAGTCATTATACCAAAAAAAATTGCGGCTAATATATTTACATTTTTAGTACTATTAAGATATGCTTTAGTTCCATTAAATGCAAAAACAAAAGTAGAAAGATAATCAAAAATAGAAAATATATTCATCTGTCGTCATATGATTTATAATAATATTTTTTATATCTCAATTATTAATAATAAATATTTTTTTGTTACGTATTATTAATAATAATGAATGAAAATGATAAAAGACAAATTACACAAATATTCTTATTTCGATTAGGAATAGCTCAAGCCGCCCCACCCGCGGTTGCACAAGAAATATATAATACTGTTTTTCAATACTTGAATAACCGCGGCGAAAAAGAAAAGAAAAAATTGAGTACTATGGGAGTCAATCCATTCGTACTCAATGAACAACTCAATAAATCAAAACAATTTTATAATAGTTTTAGTGTTAAAGAAAGAGCATTTTTAGGACAAAAAGGAATTTTTAATGTGACCAAAGGTGCAGAGGCATTTTCTTTATTAAATAAGTTAGATAAAATAACACGCGGAGAACTCCAGCAAGTCGAGAGTGAAATAGAGAGAAAGTGGGTCAGAGCTCGTGCACTCATGGGGAAATCGGTCGGTTCCCGCAACCGTCTTCTTTTAAATTATAGATCAATCAAAAAATTAAATACATCGCCACCGCGTCCAGTACCGGTACCCCAACCAGTGAACAAATCAGTATTTAAAGGTAAACACACACCCTTGCATTTATCAATGTATAATGGTACATTACCAAAAAATGAACCAAATGAAACTTTGAATTTAACACAAATGTTACGCTTAAATGGTCAATCTATATTTAAAGATAAAAAATATGGTGAATTTACTGTGAAAGTAACTGAAATTACGGGACGTTCAAAAATTAAATTTCAAAAAATATGGCAAATTAGTTCTGAAACGCAAAATATGAACAAGCTAATTAATGGTTCTGCCGATGCATCAACTGGTTCCATTACTTTTAAAGCGAGAGTGACTAAAGGTGAAACTGATGTCGGTGCGTCTTTAACTCTTCATATGTCCGGCGCGATACGTATATC